TAAACTGAAAGAGGGCTGGCAGCCGTTTGGTAGTCCGGTGGCCATAACCCCTTATACCCTGATGCAGGCGATTGCAGCAGAAGGTGATGTGGTCGTCAGTGGTGCAACTGAGCCGGAGTGGTACTACGTCATCGTACTGGCCGGGCAATCCAATGCCATGGCTTACGGTGAAGGGCTTCCGCTTCCGGATTCTTACGATGCGCCCCACCCACGCATTAAGCAACTGGCCCGTCGCAACACAGTGACTCCCGGTGGTAAAGCATGCGCATTTAACGACATCATTCCGGCAGACCACTGCCTGCATGATGTTCAGGATATGAGCGCACTGAATCATCCGAAGGCAGACCTGAGCAAAGGGCAGTACGGCTGTGTCGGCCAGGGCTTACATATTGCCAAAAAACTGCTTCCGTATATCCCGAATAACGCGGGGATCCTGCTGGTACCATGCTGTCGTGGTGGTTCGGCATTCACCCAGGGCGCGGAGGGGACATTCAGTGCGGACACGGGGGCCAGCCAGGATTCGGCACGCTGGGGTGTGGGTAAACCGTTATATCAGGACCTGATCGCACGCACCAAAGCGGCATTACAGAGGAACCCGAAAAATGTGTTGCTGGCGGTGTGCTGGATGCAGGGCGAATTTGACATGAGCGCTGCCACCTACGCACAGCAACCGGACCTGTTCACGGCCATGCTGAAGCAGTTCCGTACTGACCTTTCCGGATTTAACGCGCAGTGCCATGGCGGCAGTGCTGCAGTTGTACCGTGGATTTGTGGCGACACGACGTATTACTGGAAAAACACATACGGCACACAGTATGACTCCGTCTACGGCGCGTACAAAAACAGGGAGAGCGACAACGTTTTCTTTGTGCCGTTCATGACCGACGGTAACGGCAACAACACGCCCACCAACTTACCGGCAGAAGACCCGGATATTGCTGATGCAGGTTATTACGGCGCGCAATCCCGTAGTAATGGTAATTGGGTATCATCAAATCGCCCGACGCATTTCAGCTCATGGGCGCGTCGTGGCATTATTCCCGATCGTATGGCAACTGCTATTCTGAACGTAGCCGGTCGCACCTTAGCCTTCATTAGTGGTAAGGCACCGGAAATCAAACCCTCGCCCGGCGGCGACACTCCATCGGGGCCGTCTGATGGTGACACATCCGTTCGTACAGTCTCCCTGCTGCCGACAGCCGGAGAGGCTGCTGCGCAGGGCTGGACCATCACCGGCGGCAGTGTTGCGCTGGAAGATGGTGTGTTTAAGGTTACCAAGCAGAGCAATAAAACCTGGTCCCTGATGCATCCGGTGGATGACGCAGTCTCCCTGCTGACACGGGGTGGCAGACTGAGCTGTAAGTTTCGACTGTCAGGCGCACTGACCAACAACCAGTTCGGTCTGGGAATTTATCTGTATACCGATGTAGCGTTACCTGACGTCGTGGCGATGACCGGGACTGGTAACCCGTTCCTGATGTCGTTCTTCACCCAGACCACAGACGGCAAACTGAATCTGATGCATCACAGGAAAGCAGGAAACACAAAGTTGGGCGAGTTCGGGAATTACAGTAACGACTGGCAGACGCTGGAGCTGGTGTTCACCGCCGGCAGTGCCACGGTTACTCCGAAACTGAATGGAGTGGCTGGCCCGGCATTCCAGGTCATAAAAGACAGTCTGACACTGGGGCTGAATGCGCTGACGCTGACGGATATTACCAAAAATGCAGCGTATGGCGTTGAGATAGAAAGTCTGGTGCTGGAGATAAATGCACCGGCATCATCATAAAAAGTGAGCCAGTCAAATGGAAGGTATCGTTAAACTCACCGGTAGTGTCAGTGGGTCGTCTGAGATGCCTGCATGAGTTATCAGAGCCATCAGTACTTAACTGGTGGCTTTTTTTATTGTTGTCAGCTTCCGGATAACGGGAGACGGGGTATGTACCAGATGGAAAAAATCACAACAGGTGTGTCATACACCACGTCAGCGGTGGGAACGGTTCCTGCAGTTGCTGGACAGGGTTTCCCCGTCTCAGTGGGCGGCAATAGGCGTGCTGGGGAGTCTGCTGTTTGGGTTGCTGACATATCTGACTAACCTGTATTTCAAAATCAGAGAGGACCGTCGTAAGGCGGCGCGGGGAGAGTAAAGCGATGAAGAAAAAATACGAACTGGTTGTTAAAGGGATAAATAATTACCCGAATAAGATTACTGTTACTGTGGCACTGGAAATTGGTGGGTATCCGTCACTGTTGTTGCCAGATGTGGCGATTAGTCTTGACCGTACTGAAGATGCCACGCTGGAGTTTTACGAAGCTGAGGCGAAAAAGCAGGCGAAGCAGTTTTTCATGGATGTTGCTGCCGGGTTATGTGAAGGGGATGGTCCGTTGCCGGAAAAGCGCCCCGTAATTTTAGAGGCGCAGGATGTGTTGATAACCTACAGAGGAAAACTACCGGGAATAATTACTGGTTCTCTGAAGACTCCACCGCTGGCCTGAAGACTTAACATATCCAGGGATTTGAAATCGATAAACCCTGATAAATATCCATGAACACCAAAATCAAATACGGCCTGTCGGCTGCCGTTCTGGCGCTGATTGCCGCAGGTGCGCCTGCGCCTGAAATCCTCGACCAGTTTCTGGATGAAAAGGAAGGTAACCACACCACGGCATACCGTGATGGCGCGGGTATCTGGACCATCTGCCGCGGTGCCATCCTGGTGGATGGCAAACCTGTCGTTCCGGGCATGAAGTTGTCGAAGGAAAAATGCGACCGGGTTAACGCCATTGAGCGTGATAAGGCGCTGGCATGGGTGGAGAAAAACATCAGAGTGCCATTGAGTGAACCCCAGAAAGCGGGGATCGCGTCATTCTGTCCGTACAACATTGGCCCCGGTAAGTGTTTTCCGTCGACGTTTTATAAACGAATTAATGCAGGTGATCGCAGGGGAGCGTGTGAGGCGATTCGCTGGTGGATTAAGGACGGTGGCAGAGACTGCCGTATTCGCTCAAATAACTGTTACGGTCAGGTATCCCGTCGTGACCAGGAGAGCGCGCTGGCGTGCTGGGGAATCGACAGATAAGCAGAATATTTTGCTAATCAATGACGTTGGCCAAGGCGGACGGATAACACGAAATCCTGCGAACTGGCAAAATGTAAGTGAATAAAAGTAAAAACCCCGTTTGTTGGCTGCAAGCGGGGTTTTGTGTTTCCTGACTCTGGAAAAGTCAAAGGAGAAAGTGTGTTTGATTTTAGCAAACTGATTCGGGAGATTCGAGTGATGGCTGAAAAATTATCCACCTGGAAGTTCATTCTTATCTGGCTGGTGTTTGTGATTATGGCCTCCGGTTATTTCATCGGTCAGATACGCTGGTGGTGAAATGAACCGCGTACTGTGCGTGGTCATCATTGCCCTGCTGGTGGCCTGTGGTGCGCTTAGTCTGGGGCTGAATCATTACCGTGATAACGCCATAACCTACAAAGAGCAGCGCGATAAAAAAGTCAGTGAGCTGGAGCAGGCAAATGCAACCATTACTGATATGCAGCAGCGCCAGCGTGATGTTGCTGCACTTGATGCCAGATACTCGAGGGAATTAGCCGATGCGAGAGCTGAAAATGAAACTCTGCGCGCTGACGTTGCCGCTGGTCGTAAGCGCCTGCGGATCAACGCCACCTGCCCCGGTACCGTGCGTGAAGCCCCCACCACCTCCGGCGTGGATAATGCAACCGGCCCCCGACTGGCAGACACCGCTGAACGGGATTATTTCACTCTCAGAGAGCGGTTGATGCTGATGCAGAAGCAGCTGGAAGTGGCGCAGGAATATATCCGCACTCAGTGCCTGAAATAAGTTTTGCTGATGCGCGGTATTGTCGCCGTATCCCCGCATTAACAGAGACCGCAGCCCGACCGGGAGACTCCTCTGCGCGAGTGTGCGGGGATAATCAAAAACGATACACACCGGGGTTTACCGCGTTAACGGAGCGCGGCGTTGTCCCCTCATAGTCGCCTGTCCGGTGCGATGGTGGAAGAAACCGGACTACATTGAAAATGATAACCATTATCATTTTTGCGGGTCCTTTCCGGCGATCCGGGCCGTTACGGGGCGGCGACCTCGCGGTTTTTCACTATTTATGAAAATTTTTCAGGGAAAATCGTGTCGGTACTTCTCGAATATAACTTTTTGTTTTTCTTTAATATTGCATCCGTAAAGGTCCGACATGAAAGTGTCCGAAAATGCCTTTTTCTGGCGTTTTCATGTCGGGCCTTGTATTTGATAATGGGTTGTTTTCATGAAGGTTAATAAAAAGAGGCTTGCCGAAATTTTCAACGTGGACCCGCGGACGATTGAACGCTGGCAGTCTCAGGGACTCCCTTGCGCCTCCAAAGGTAGTAAGGGCATTGAATCTGTATTTGATACTGCCATGGCAATTCAGTGGTATGCGCAGAGGGAAACTGATATCGAAAACGAAAAGCTCCGCAAAGAACTGGACGATTTGCGTGCGGCAGCGGAGTCAGATTTACAACCCGGCACCATTGACTATGAACGCTACCGGCTCACAAAAGCGCAGGCAGATGCGCAGGAACTGAAAAATGCCCGTGAAGACGGAGTAGTGCTGGAAACTGAACTGTTTACCTTCATTCTACAACGTGTGGCACAGGAGATTTCGGGGATACTTGTGCGTGTGCCGTTGACATTACAGCGTAAATATCCGGACATTTCACCATCACACCTTGATGTGGTGAAAACTGAAATCGCGAAAGCCTCCAATGTTTCAGCTAAGGCCGGTGAAAACGTGGGCGGGTGGATCGATGATTTCAGACGCGCAGAAGGCAGCTAATGCAGCCGGTGCGATAGCTACAGGGCTTTTATCTCTCATTATTCCTGTTCCACTGACGACAGTTCAGTGGGCCAATAAACATTATTACCTTCCTAAAGAGTCGTCTTATACCCCGGGGCGGTGGGAAACACTGCCGTTTCAGGTTGGCATCATGAACTGTATGGGCAACGATCTGATTCGCACGGTTAACCTGATTAAATCTGCCCGTGTTGGTTATACAAAGATGTTGCTGGGAGTGGAGGCTTATTTTATTGAGCATAAATCACGCAACAGCCTTCTTTTTCAGCCCACGGACTCAGCTGCTGAAGATTTTATGAAATCTCATGTTGAGCCAACGATAAGGGATGTTCCTGCATTGCTGGAGCTGGCTCCATGGTTCGGAAGAAAACACCGCGATAATACGCTCACCCTGAAGCGTTTTTCCTCCGGTGTGGGCTTCTGGTGCCTGGGTGGTGCGGCAGCAAAAAACTACCGTGAAAAATCCGTGGACGTGGTCTGCTATGACGAACTTTCCTCGTTCGAGCCGGATGTCGAAAAAGAGGGCTCGCCAACCCTGCTGGGGGATAAGCGTATTGAGGGCTCGGTATGGCCAAAATCCATTCGCGGCTCGACGCCTAAAATAAAAGGCTCCTGCCAGATCGAAAAAGCGGCCAACGAGTCGGCGCATTTCATGCGTTTTTATGTGCCCTGCCCGCACTGTGGGGAGGCGCAGTATCTGAAATTTGGCGATGAGTCCACGCCTTTTGGCCTTAAATGGGAGAAGGACAGCCCCGAAAGCGTTTTCTACCTTTGTGAACATCATGGCTGCGTGATCCATCAGTCTGAGCTTGACCAGAGCAACGGGCGGTGGATCTGCGAAAACACGGGGATGTGGACCCGCGACGGTCTGACGTTTTTCAGCGCCGCGGATAATGAAATTCCGCCGCCGCGCTCCATCACGTTCCATATCTGGACGGCGTACAGTCCGTTCACCACCTGGGTACAGATAGTCTATGACTGGCTGGATGCACTGAAAGATCCCAACGGCCTGAAAACCTTTGTGAACACCACGCTGGGCGAGACCTGGGAAGAGGCCGTGGGCGAAAAACTCGATCACCAGGTACTGATGGATAAGGTCGTGCATTACACGGCGGCGGTGCCAGCCCGGGTGGTTTATCTGACGGCGGGCATTGACTCGCAGCGAAACCGTTTTGAGATGTATGTCTGGGGATGGGCACCGGGAGAGGAAGCTTTTCTGGTGGATAAAATCATCATTATGGGCCGTCCCGATGAGGAAGAGACGCTGTTACGTGTGGATGCGGCGATCAACAAAAAATACTGCCATGCAGACGGAACCGAAATGACCATTTCCCGTGTCTGCTGGGACACCGGGGGGATCGATGGTGAAATTGTCTATCAGAGGTCAAAAAAACACGGTGTTTTCCGGGTGCTGCCGGTAAAAGGCGCATCTGTCTATGGCAAGCCGGTGATCACCATGCCGAAAACCCGCAATCAGCGGGGCGTGTATCTGTGTGAAGTGGGGACGGACACCGCAAAAGAAATTCTCTATGCCCGTATGAAAGCCGATCCCACGCCTGCGGATGAAGCCACGTCGTATGCCATCCGTTTTCCTGATGATCCGGAGATTTTTTCGCAGACAGAGGCGCAGCAACTGGTCGCGGAAGAGCTTGTGGAGAAGTGGGAAAAAGGAAAGATGCGTCTGCTGTGGGATAACAAAAAGCGGCGTAACGAAGCGCTGGACTGCCTGGTGTATGCCTATGCGGCATTACGTGTGTCCGTGCAACGCTGGCAGCTTGATCTGGCTGTACTGGCAAAATCCCGGGAAGAAGAGACGACCCGGCCAACCCTTAAAGAACTGGCAGCGAAGCTGTCCGGAGGAGTGAATGGTTACAGTCGCTGAACTACAGGCGCTGCGTCAGGCGCGCCTTGATTTATTAACCGGTAAACGGGTGGTGTCTGTCCAGAAAGATGGTCGCAGAATTGAATATACGGCGGCTTCTCTGGATGAGCTTAACCGGGCGATCAATGATGCGGAGTCGGTACTGGGGACAACCCGACGTCGCCGTCGTCCGCTGGGAGTGAGGTTATGAAACGAACGCCTGTCCTGATTGATGTGAACGGCGTTCCGCTTCGTGAGAGTCTCAGCTACAACGGGGGCGGCGCAGGATTTGGCGGGCAAATGGCGGAGTGGTTGCCACCGGCGCAGAGTGCCGATGCGGCCCTGCTACCCGCGTTGCGTCTGGGGAATGCCCGGGCAGATGATCTGGTGCGCAATAACGGAATAGCGGCTAATGCGGTGGCTCTGCATAAGGATCACATTGTCGGGCATATGTTTCTGATCAGCTACCGTCCGAACTGGCGCTGGCTGGGGATGCGGGAGACCGCAGCAAAAAGCTTTGTCGATGAGGTGGAGGCGGCCTGGTCGGAATACGCCGAAGGGATGTTTGGTGAGATCGACGTGGAAGGAAAACGCACGTTCACGGAATTTATCCGTGAAGGTGTGGGCGTTCATGCGTTTAACGGCGAAATCTTTGTGCAGCCGGTCTGGGATACGGAAACCACGCAGTTATTCCGTACGCGTTTTAAAGCCGTGAGTCCGAAACGGGTGGACACGCCTGGACACGGTATGGGGAACCGTTTTCTGCGGGCCGGTGTGGAGGTCGATCGATATGGCCGTGCCGTCGCGTACCATATTTGTGAGGACGATTTTCCGTTCTCTGGTAGTGGACGATGGGAACGGATCCCGCGTGAACTTCCCACCGGGCGTCCGGCCATGCTGCATATTTTCGAGCCGGTGGAGGACGGGCAGACCCGTGGGGCTAATCAGTTTTACAGCGTCATGGAACGGCTGAAGATGCTCGATTCCCTGCAGGCAACACAGCTTCAGTCGGCCATAGTGAAGGCGATGTATGCAGCGACGATTGAAAGTGAACTTGATACCGAAAAGGCCTTTGAATATATCGCCGGTGCGCCGCAGGGGCAGAAGGATAATCCGCTTATTAATATTCTGGATAAGTTCTCCACCTGGTATGACACGAATCACGTGACGCTGGGCGGTGTCAAAATTCCGCACCTTTTCCCCGGTGATGATCTGAAACTTCAGACCGCGCAGGATTCAGACAATGGATTTTCGGCGCTTGAACAGGCGCTGCTGCGGTATATCGCCGCCGGTCTTGGCGTTTCCTACGAACAGTTGTCCCGTGATTACTCGAAGGTCAGTTATTCAAGTGCCCGCGCCTCCGCCAATGAGTCGTGGCGCTATTTTATGGGGCGGCGAAAATTTATTGCGTCCCGGCTGGCCACGCAGATGTTTTCCTGCTGGCTGGAAGAGGCACTTCTTCGGGGGATTATTCGTCCGCCACGGGCACGTTTTGATTTTTATCAGGCGCGATCAGCCTGGTCACGGGCTGAGTGGATTGGAGCCGGAAGAATGGCCATTGACGGGCTCAAGGAGGTTCAGGAATCAGTGATGCGCATTGAGGCCGGACTGAGCACGTATGAGAAAGAGCTGGCGCTGATGGGCGAGGATTATCAGGACATTTTCCGCCAGCAGGTCAGGGAATCTGCAGAGCGGGAAAAAGCCGGACTCTCACGTCCGGTGTGGATAGCGCAGGCGTATCAGCAGCAGATAGCGGAGAGTCGCAGGCCGGAAGAGGAGACAACACCACGTGAGACGTAATCTTTCACACATTATTGCCGCAGCATTCAATGAACCGCTGCTTCTGGAGCCCGCCTATGCGCGGGTTTTCTTTTGCGCGCTCGGGCGCGAGATGGGGGCAGCAAGTCTTTCGGTACCACAACAGCAGGTACAGCTTGATGCTCCCGGAATGCTGGCTGAAACGGACGAGTACATGGCCGGAGGTAAACGACCGGCCCGTGTTTACCGGGTGGTGAACGGTATTGCGGTACTGCCGGTGAGCGGCACGCTGGTGCACCGGCTGGGGGGGATGCGGCCATTTTCCGGAATGACAGGCTATGACGGTATTGTCGCCTGTCTTCAGCTGGCAATGGCGGATAGCCAGGTGCGGGGCGTACTGCTGGACATTGACAGTCCGGGAGGGCAGGCCGCCGGCGCGTTTGACTGCGCTGACATGATTTACCGCCTCCGTCAGCAGAAGCCGGTCTGGGCACTGTGCAATGACACGGCCTGTTCTGCAGCCATGCTGCTGGCGTCGGCCTGCTCCCGACGGCTGGTTACCCAGACATCCCGTATCGGCTCCATTGGCGTGATGATGAGCCATGTCAGCTATGCCGGTCATCTGGCGCAGGCCGGTGTGGATATCACGCTGATTTATGCCGGGGCGCACAAGGTGGATGGCAATCAGTTTGAAGCGTTGCCGGCAGAGGTTCGCCAGGATATGCAGCAGCGGATTGATGCGGCGCACCGGATGTTTGCCGAAAAAGTGGCGATGTATACCGGGTTGTCTGTGGATGCGGTCACGGGAACAGAGGCCGCTGTTTTTGAAGGTCAGTCCGGCATTGAGGCCGGGCTGGCGGATGAATTAATCAATGCGTCGGATGCCATCAGTGTGATGGCCACGGCGCTGAACAGTAATGTCAGAGGAGGCACTATGCCGCAATTAACTGCAACGGAAGCCGCCGTGCAGGAGAACCAGCGAGTGATGGGGATCCTGACATGCCAGGAAGCGAAAGGACGTGAACAGCTTGCCACGATGCTGGCAGGGCAACAGGGCATGAGCGTTGAACAGGCCCGGGCGATTCTGGCCGCGGCGGCACCGCAGCAGCCGGTGGCATCCGCGCAGAGTGAAGCCGATCGCATTATGGCGTGTGAAGAAGCGAACGGTCGTGAACAACTGGCGGCAACGCTGGCGGCGATGCCGGAGATGACGGTGGAAAAAGCCCGCCCGATCCTGGCGGCTGCACCACTGGCGGATGCCGGGCCCTCACTTCGTGATCAGATCATGGCCCTGGATGAGGCAAAAGGGGCAGAAGCGCAGGCTGAAAAACTGGCGGCCTGCCCGGGAATGACCGTGGAGAACGCCCGGGCTGTGCTGGCTGCGGGATCAGGTAAGGCCGAACCGGTCTCTGCATCCACAACCGCCCTGTTTGAACATTTCATGGCGAACCATTCACCGGCAGCGGTGCGGGGTGGCGTGTCACAGACGTCAGCAGACGGTGATGCGGACGTGAAAATGCTCATGGCCATGCCATGAAGTCAGTGCTGACCATCAATATGAGGTTTTAACAAAATGGTGACGAAAACCATCACTGAACAGCGTGCGGAAGTACGTATTTTTGCTGGTAATGATCCGGCTCATACCGCCACAGGCAGCAGCGGGATTTCTTCTGCAACACCGGCTCTGACGCCCCTGATGCTGGATGAAGCCACCGGGAAACTGGTGGTCTGGGATGGACAGAAAGCCGGTAGTGCGGTTGGCATACTGGTACTGCCGCTTGAAGGCACAGAGACGGTGCTGACCTATTACAAGTCGGGGACCTTTGCGACGGAGGCAATCCGCTGGCCTGACAGTGTGGATGAACACAAAAAGGCAAATGCCTTTGCCGGCACAGCCCTGAGTCACGCGGCTCTGCCATAACACGTTATCAGGCCACCATGGTGGCCTGACTGATTTCTGAATGAAAGGAACTGATTTATGGGATTGTTTACGACCCGCCAGTTACTCGGTTATACCGAACAAAAAGTGAAATTCCGTGCGCTGTTTCTGGAGCTGTTTTTCCGCCGGACGGTGAATTTCCATACCGAAGAAGTGATGCTGGACAAAATTACCGGAAAAACGCCGGTGGCGGCCTATGTCTCCCCGATCGTTGAAGGAAAAGTGCTGCGCCATCGTGGTGGTGAAACCCGCGTGTTGCGTCCGGGCTACGTCAAGCCGAAACACGAATTTAATTACCAGCAGGCGGTTGAGCGCCTTCCCGGTGAAGATCCGGCTCAGCTGAACGACCCGGCCTACCGTCGTCTGCGTATCATCACTGATAACCTCAAACAGGAAGAGCACGCTATTGTGCAGGTGGAAGAAATGCAGGCGGTGAATGCCGTGCTGTATGGCAAATATACGATGGAAGGAGACCAGTTCGAGAAAATTGAAGTCGATTTTGGCCGATCGACGAAGAATAACATCATACAAGGTAGCGGTAAGGAGTGGTCAAAACAGGATCGTGACACGTTCGACCCGACATATGATATCGACCTTTTCTGTGATCAGGCCAGTGGTCTTGTGAATATTGCCATTATGGACGGTACCGTCTGGCGTCTGCTGAATGGCTTTAAGCTTTTCCGCGAAAAAATGGATACCCGTCGCGGTTCAAATTCACAACTCGAAACGGCAGTGAAAGATCTGGGCGCAGTGGTATCCTTCAAGGGGTATTACGGCGATCTGGCCATTGTGGTGGCGAAAACGTCTTATGTGGCAGAGGACGGTACCGAAAAACGTTATCTGCCGGAGGGCACGCTGGTGCTGGGGAATACGGCAGCAGAGGGGATTCGTTGCTATGGAGCCATTAAGGATGCACAGGCGTTGTCTGAAGGAGTGGTGGCTTCTTCCCGTTACCCGAAACACTGGCTGACCGTGGGCGATCCGTCCTGTGAATTCACCATGACGCAGTCCGCGCCGCTGATGGTGCTGCCGGATCCGGATGAGTTTGTGGTGGTACAGGTGAAATAATCCGTGAGCGGGGGCGAAATGCCCCCGTGTTTTTTTCACAGGGAGCTGGATATGGCAACAAAAGAAGAAAATCAGAAACGTCTTCGTGAACTGGCTGGTCTGCTGGGGCGCGAGGCGGATATGTCGGGGAGTGCTGCGGATATCGCACAGCGTGTGGCAGAGTGGGAAGAGGAGGTTTGCGCCTCGGAAAATGAAATCGCAGATGTTGATGATACCGTTCATGAGCAGGCATGCAGGCACACCGGTGAGGATGACGTTGGTATTCTGGAACGTATCAGGCTTCTGAAGTGTTTTTACCTGTGCGGTGTTGACGATGAAACAGGTGGGCCTGTTGAGCATGTTGATGCTGGCAGAGTAATTCTGATGCCCCCCTCAGTGGCAAAAGACATGGTCAGGAGCGGAGTGGCCGTTTATGCGTGATTTTGAGAATTCCTTTGATGCTGCCCTCGCCGGGGTAGACAGTACGATCGTTGAAGTGATGGGACTCTGTGCGCAGTTCACCTCGGGGGCACAGTGTGGCAGCGAAGTTCAGGGGGTTTTTGACGATCCGGAGTCGCTGGGGGTTGCCGGTGGCGGGGTCCGTATTGAAGGAAGCTGCCCGTCATTATTTGTGCGGACGGATACGGTTCGTGCCGTGCGGCGTGGTGACACGCTGACCATTAATGGTGAGACATTCTGGGTGGATCGTGTTTCTCCGGATGACGGGGGCAGCTGTTATCTCTGGCTCAACCGTGGGCAACCACCCGCAGTTAACCGGCGACGATAAACGCAGGGTGAATTATGGCGATAAAAGGGCTTGATCAGGCGATTGACAATCTGAGCCGGGTTCGTAAAAACGCCATTCCGGCTGCTTCTGCAATGACCATTAACCGCGTGGCCATAACGGCGATTAATCAGTCTTCGTCACAGGTTGCCCGGGAAACCAGGGTGAGACGGAAACTGGTAAAGGAACGGTCCAGACTGAAACGGGCGACGGTCAGAAATCCGAATGCCAGAATTATCGTTAACCGCGGTGATCTCCCTGTGATTAAGCTGGGGATCAGAATGCTGGGGCGTCGTCCGGACAGCATACTCAAAGCCGGTCAGCATCGTTATCAGCGGGCATTTATCCAGCGATTAAATAATGGGCGCTGGCATGTTATGCAACGTCTTCCCCAGGCCAGATATGAGGAGGGCAATGACGACAAGGGAAGGAAAAAGCGTAATCGCCTTCCCATTCAGGTGGTGAAAATCCCGATGGCGGCCCCACTGAAACAGGCATTTGATGAGAATGTTGACCGTATCCGGCGTGAACGCCTGCCTAAAGAACTGGCATACGCGCTGAAACAACAACTGAGGATTGCGATAAAACGATGAAACACACTGATATTCGTGCCGCAGTGCTGGATGCACTCGAGCAGCATGAACACGGGGCGACGCTGTTTGATGGTCGCCCCGTTGTTTTTGACGAAGAGGATTTTCCTGCGATCGCGGTTTATCTGACGGATGCAGAGTATACCGGTGAAGAGCTGGATGCAGATACCTGGCGGGCCACGCTGCATATTGAGGTGTTTTTACCGGCACAGGTACCGGATTCAGAGCTTGATCAGTGGATGGAAAGCCGGATTTACCCGGCGATGACCGCGATCCCGGCACTGGCAGGACTGATTACCACGATGGTTACGCAGGGCTATGAGTATCGTCGTGATGACGATATGGCGTTATGGAGTTCTGCAGATCTGACTTATTCCATTACATACGAGATGTGAGGACGATATGGCAACACCAAATCCCCTTGAGCCGGTAAAAGGTGCCGGTACCACTCTGTGGGTTTACAACGGCAAGGCTGATGCTTACGCAAACCCGTTGTCAGACGATGACTGGCAGCGACTGGCTAAGGTGAAGGATCTGACGCCGGGCGAGATGACGGCAGAATCCTACGATGATAACTACCTGGATGATGAAGACGCGGACTGGACCGCGACCGGGCAGGGGCAGAAATCTGCAGGTGATACCAGTTTTACACTGGCCTGGAAACCGGGAGAGGAAGGCCAGAAAGGGCTTATAGGCTGGTTTGAAAGCGGCGATGTCCGGGCCTATAAAATCCGTTTTCCGAATGGCACGGTGGATGTGTTTCGTGGCTGGGTCAGCAGTATCGGTAAGGCCGTGACGGCGAAAGAAGTGATCACCCGCACGGTGAAAGTCACTAACGTGGGTAAACCTTCTGTAGCGGAAGAACGCAGCAAAATTACGCCGGTCAGTGCGATTAAGGTGACGCCGACATCCGGTACGGTAGCAAAAGGGAAAACAACCACCCTGACGGTTTCTTTTGAGCCGGAAAGTGCAACCGACAAGACGTTCAGAGCGGTTTCCGCCGATCCGTCGAAAGCCACCATTAGTGTGAAAGATATGACAATTACGGTAAACGGCGTGGCGACAGGTAAGGTGCAGATCCCTGTGGTGAGCGGAAATGGTCAGTTCGCCGCAGTGGCTGAAGTCACCGTTACTGAAGCGGGCGCTGCAGGGTAAACGGAGGTAATACATGTTTCTGAAAACAGAACAATTTGAATATAACGGTGTGTCTGTCACGCTTTCCGAATTGTCTGCGCTGCAGCGTATCGAGCATCTTGCCCTCCTGAAACGGCGTGCAGAACAGGAAGAATCCTGCGGCAACCTGCAGGTAAGCGTGGAAGATCTCGTCAGAACCGGCGCGTTTCTGGTGGCGATGTCCCTGTGGCATAACCATCCACAGAAAACGCAGTCACCGTCAATGAATGAGGCCGTGATGAAGATAGAGCAGGAAGTGCTCACCACCTGGCCTGCCGATGCCATTGCCCGGGCGGAAGACGTGGTGTTGTGCCTGTCCGGGATGATCGAAGCTGTTCGTCCGGATACTGATATTACTGAAGTGGCGAAAAATAACACGCTGACTGATGATGATTTTTCTGCGGGAAAGTCTTCGACGGCGAGCTGAACTTTGCCCTCAGACTGGCGCGTGAGATGGGGAGACCCGACTGGCGCGCCATGCTTGCCGGGATGACATCCACCGAATATGCCGACTGGCACCGTTTTTACCGCACGCATTATTTTCAGGATACCCAGCTGGATATGCATTTTTCCGGGCTGACGTACGCTGTACTCAGCCTGTTTTTTTGCGATCCGGATATGCATCCCTCTGATTTCAGTCTGCTTGTCCCCCGGCATGAGGAAGAGCAGGTGGAGAGGCCGGATGAGGACAAAATGCTGATGCAGAAAGCGGCAGGACTTGCCGGAGGCGTCCGGTTCGGTGGGGACGGAGGGCGCGATATTTTATCGTCTGCGGATGTGGCGGATGTCATGGTGGATGATGCCGCATTAATGATGGCTTCAGCGGGGATTCCGGGAGGTGTGAGATATGTCCCAGCCGGTTGGTGATCTTGTTATTGACCTGAGTCTGGATGCTGTCCGTTTCGATGAGCAGATGAGCCGGGTAAGGCGTCATTTTTCAGGTCTGGATACCGACGCCAGAAAAACCGCCAGTGCTGTTGAACAGGGCCTGAGCCGCCAGGCGCTGGCTGCACAAAAAGCCGGGATTTCCGTCGGGCAGTATAAAGCGGCCATGCGAACCCTGCCCGCACAGTTTACGGATATCGCCACGCAGCTTGCAGGTGGTCAGAATCCCTGGCTGATCCTGCTGCAACAGGGCGGTCAGGTGAAGGACTCCTTCGGCGGGATGATCCCCATGTTCAGGGGGCTCGCCGGTGCGATCACCCTGCCGATGGTCGGGGTCACCTCGCTGGCGGTGGCGACAGGTGCGCTGGTGTACGCCTGGTACCAGGGAGATTCCACGCTTTCAGCGTTTAATAAAACCCTGGTTCTTTCCGGTAATCAGTCCGGACTGACTGCCGATCGTATGCTGACTCTCTCAAGAGCCGGGCAGGCAGCAGGACTGACGTTTAACCAGGCGAGAGAGTCACTGGCAGCCCTGGTGAATGCCGGTGTGCGTGGTGGTGAACAGTTTGATGCCATCAACCAGAGTGTCGCGCGTTTTGCGTCTGCATCCGGTGTGGAGGTGGATAAAGTCGCTGAAGCCTTCGGGAAGCTGACCACTGACCCGACGTCGGGACTGATGGCGATGGCGCGCCAGTTCCGTAACGTGACGGCAGAGCAGATTGCGTATGTTGCACAGCTGCAGCGTTCCGGAGACGAGGCCGGGGCATTGCAGGCGGCGAACGATATCGCCACGAAAGGCTTTGATGAGCAGACCCGTCGCCTGAAAGAAAACATGGGAACACTGGAGACCTGGGCGGATAAAACAGGGAAGGCATTCAAATCGATGTGGGATGCCATTCTGGATATCGGTCGTCCGGAATCCTCAGCGGATATGCTCGCCAGTGCGCAGAAGGCATTTGATGAGGCGGATAAAAAATGGCAGTGGTACCAGAGCCGGAGCCAGCGCCGGGGAAAGACCTCCTCTTTTCGTGCGAACCTTCAGGGGGCATGGGATGACCGGGAAAATGCCCGTCTGGGTCTGGCAGCGGCCACGCTGCAGTCGGATATGGAAAAAGCCGGTGAACTGGCGGCAAGGGACCGGGCTGAGCGTGAGGCGTCACAGCTGAAGTATACCGGAGAGGCGCAGAAGGCGTATGAGCGCCTGCAGACGCCGCTGGATAAATATACCGCCCGTCAGAAAGAGCTGAATAAGGCCCTGAAAGACGGAAAAATCCTGCAGGCGGATTACAACACGCTGATGGCGTCGGCAAAAAAGGATTATGAATCGACGCTGAAAAAGCCGTCAGGTGTGAAGGTGTCTGCCGGTGAGCGCCAGGAAGACCGGGCGCATGCAGCCATGCTGGCGCTTGAAACCGAGCTCAGGACGCTGGAAAAACACAGCGGTGTGAATGAGAAAATCAGCCGGCAGCGCCGGGATTTATGGGAAGCGGAAAATCAGTATGTGGTCCTGAAAGAGGCCGCCACGAAACGGCAGTTATCTGAGCAGGAAAAATCCCTGCTGGCCCATGAGAAAGAAACGCTGGAGTACAAACGCCAGCTGGCTGAGCTGGGCGACAAGATTGAACACCAGAAACGGCTGAATGAGCTGGCACAGCAGGCGGCGCGGTTTGAACAGCAGCAGAGCGCGAAGCAGGCGGCAATCAGCGCAAAAGCCCGCGGACTCACCGACCGTCAGGCGCAGCGGGAGTCGGAAGAGCAGCGCCTTCGTGAGGTGTACGGTGATAATCCGGCTGCGCTGGCGAAGGCCACATCTGCACTGAAGAACACCTGGTCTGCGGAGGAGCAGCTTCGTGGAAGCTGGATGGCCGGGATGAAGTCCGGCTGGGGCGAGTGGGCGGAAAGTGCGACGGACAGTTTTTCGCAGGTTAAAAACGCGGCCACGCAGACCTTTGACGGTATTGCACAGAATATGGCAGCGATGCTGACCGGCAGCGAACAGAACTGGCGTGGTTTCACCCGTTCTGTGCTGTCCATGCTGACAGAGATTTTTCTGAAGCAGGCGATGGTGGGGATAGTCGGGAGTATCGGCAGCGCATCCGCGTCAGGCGGTACAGCCATTCAGGCTGCGGCGGCGAACTTCCATTTCGCGACCGGGGGATTTACGGGGACGGGGGGTAAATATGAACCTGCGGGGATTGTTCATCGCGGGGAGTTTGTCTTCACGAAGGAGGCGACCAGCCGGATTGGTGTCGGCAATCTGTACCGCCTGATGCGGGGCTATGCGGAAGGTGGTTATGTCGGCGGTGCCGGAAGTCCGGCGCAGATGCGGCGGGCGGAAGGCATTAA